CTATATCGTTGGTTTTAAATTTTCATAACGACAGTTAATAATTTCAAATAAAATCATTTTTTCCACATCACTACCGAATTGGACACCCACCTCGTCGATAATAAGCAGGTCTGGTGAAGCGTACATTTCAATTACATCTGACTCACGTTCTTCTGAATCCTTCGCCCATGTTGCCTTAAAGTTTCGGGCAATTTTAATAGCTGATGTCAGCCTGACCGAAGCCATGAAGTTTTCAATAATCGATTTCCCTATTCCAATTGCCAAATGGTTTTTTCCTGTCCCTGGCTTACCACACATAACCAATCCTCCGCCTTGTTTCAACCTTTCAGGCCATTTTGCAGCATAGGACTTACAAACAGCTAAACACTGTCTGGCGTAACTATTGATGGGTTCATAGTTATCCAGTGAAGCCATATCAAACCGTTTCGGAACATTGAAAAATTTTAGTAAATTAAGCTTTTCTTGATGAACTCGCTTGAGCTCAACCGCTTGATACTCCTGCTCTAGCGCTATTATTTTTTCTCTCAGGCATTCAGGACATTCACCTTGTGTTTCCATCCCTCTCAGACTGTAGTGGTCAACTAAAATTGGCCACCCTACCTGACTGTTCACGGAACAGTCGCTCTGATTCGTTTGGCGTTAATCCACCGTTATACCAGTGAGGTCTTATATCGCTATAGTAGTGGGTTATGTAGCGAATAATGGCTGACTGAGCAGTACTAAAGCTTTGGTAGCCAGTCGTTGGCACCCATTCGGTCTTCAGACTACGGAAGAATCGTTCCATCGGACTATTATCCCAACAATTCCCTCTGCGACTGATACTTTGGGTCATCTGATAACGCCACAATGCCTGCCTATACTGACGACTGGTATAATGACTTCCCTGATCACTATGGAACATCACCTGTTTGGGATGCCCACGTAGTTCCCAAGCCATTTGTAGTGCTTTGGCGGTTAATTCTGAGTCTGGTGCAAATGACATTGCCCAGCCCACCGGTTTTCGGGCAAACAAATCCAATACCACAGCCAGATAGGCCCATCGTGAGCCTGTCCAAATATAGGTTACATCGCCGCACCAAACCTGGTCAGGCTTTGTAACAGCGAACTGCCTATTGAGCAGATTTGGAATATCAATACGTTCATTTCCACCGCGGTTGTATTTATGTTTTCGCTCTTGGCAACTGACGATGATTAATTCTTTCATCAACTTACCCGCTAACCACCGCCCAAGTTTCACGTTGTGTGTATTGGTAACCATCGTGGCGATAGTCCTTGCGCCAGCAGAGCCGCCACTAACGTTCCACGCTTCGCTGACTAGGCTACGTTTTATCGTCCGCTCAATATCTGGCTCCTTAGGCCGACACCAATAGCGATAACTGCTTCGGTGAACATTAAAAATACGACACAAAGTTTTCACCGGATAAAGCACTCTTAGCTTTTCAACTACCGAAAATTTTTCAGTGAGTCGGACATTAAGAGCGCAGTAGCCTTTTTTAAGATGTCATTCTCCATTTCCAGCCGGTGGATTTTTTTCTCCATTTCTCTGAACTCAATTTGTTCAGGTGTTAATGGCAGACCAGGCGATGTTTTCCCTTGACGTTCTAAACGAAGGGCTCTTACCCACCGGCTAATCGCTGAAAGACTGACGTTCATGCCTTTCGCGGCTTCCTGGTAGGTGTAATTTTGGTCAAGGACTAATTTGGCGGTTTCACATTTAAATTCAGCAGTAATTATTTTACTCATTTCGGCACCTATAAAAATTATGAGGTAAGCATATCACCTCAACTTAGGTGGCCAAATTTAGTATGCCACTACAGACTCAACAATTTTCGCTTGTAAGTTTGATATTCTCCGTGTTTTTCACAAGTGACAGTTATCTCCTGCACGACAGTATTTTCTATCACTTTCGGTTTTTGAAGTGTATCTTCCAACCGAATTTTCAATGATTCGATTTTTGTTCGATAACCCATGTTACACCTCCGCCCATGATGGAATTTCGGTTTGACCATAATCAAAATGCGAAAAATTAGTCACCATACCTGAAACCTTTCGAACAGGATTTCTTACAGCCTGTTTATTCTGGTAATTCAGTTTCTGACTCGTGGTGATAAACCATTTCTTCGGTTTGTCGTGTTGATATTCAATATCCAGCCTCAGTAATTCACTGGGCAGATCGAGATTGGGGTAAAGTTTTTGCCAATCAGCGAAGTCTTTGTGATTCAGGCGTATCACCTTTCCCTCAAACGCAATTTTTCTGACATCGAATGAACATCAGCAGATATTTCTTCCCCTTCATCCTCACAAGCCATTTTTTCGGCTTGGGTGTTATAGGGAATCAGGTTAAGGGAATCAGGAATCAGGTTAAGGGAATCAGCAGGATTAAAACTGTGCTTATATGGTGCTTGCACTGTACTTGTACGGTACTCTTCTTTTTTATCTTGTTTTTCAGTAGCTTGAAATAATTCATCATGTTCCTGAACAACAGTCGGCGACAAATTGTTTGGCTGTTCATCCTGTTTAGAAGTCAATGTCGATTGATTATAACCAACATGAGAAGTGTTTAAATTTTGTTCGTTCGTTTGTTGGGTTTTAGGTTTTAAGTGCTTGTCAGATTCTTGCACTGTATTAGTATGGTGCTTTTCTGATGCTGCTTTATTATCAATAAATTGAGTAATCTGTTCAGGGATTTCACTGGGTGACTCTTTACAATGAGGATTTTGATGTTTTTTCCAATTATTAATTTGGATGTAGTCATTCCCATCAACTGAATACCGAGTGATAAAATTTTTACTGTGTAACTGGGACAATAACTTTTCACAATCCGCTTCATCATAAGGTAATACCATTGCTTTTATTTTACGGGGCTTATCTTCAAGACGACCTTCTCTATCCGCAATCGTCCATAATCCCGCGAACAAAAGTCTTGCTAATGGTTCGCACTCAGCTAAATCATCATTGCTGAAAAAACCAGGTTTGATATTTCTTGCTCTTGCCATAACGTTATCTCTTTTAGTGAATTTATAACTTTTTCAGGACTTTGATACTAACCGACGGGCAAAATCTTTGTTTTTTGATGCAGCAACCAATAGCCCATCAGGACTATCTGGATGGGCTTTTTCTTCATGGTTTTTATTGATAAATCGGCGATTTCTTGGCATAATGACCTCGCTGAAATTGAAAGAAAAAAAGGGAAATTCGTCGTTTCCCTTCTCCTTGAAATACTAAACTTTCTTCATCAAACACAAAGCTCATTACAATTCTCAAAAGCTTTATCGTTTTTTAACCTTGAAGCTTCTTTTTTTGGCAATCTTAAGTACTCTAGCATGTCTATCAGCTTGCGTATCTCTTTACCTGAGATATTGGTTATGACTAAATCCTGCTTCGGTGAATCGTAGCCAATGCAATCAAGCAGTTTTGCCATCTTCGGAATTACTCCATCCTCTGACTGCCATCTCGTGATTTGAGATGGATTGACGCCAATAGCCTCAGCAATTCTTATTGCTGAATGTACCTGAATGCCATTGCGTATTTTGGCTTCAATGTTTTTTGCATTTGATTTGCGTGTAATTGTGGTTTCCATGTCTATAATTAATTCCATAAGTTTCAGATAATAGTTATCCCTCCCGATGGGCTGGGAATTTAATAATCTCCCAATTTCAGGGAGGCCAGGTTGTTAAAGAGCGGTGTTACTTAGATGGCATTTTGCTTATCAGCAGGGATACCATCTGTCGGGTTTGGATAAAGATCAGGGTTTAATTCATGTGGAGTTACACACCAATTTGTAGCTTTACTCCATAACAAAGTATTTCTTCCGCTAGGAAAACTGCGACCTGTTATGACATGGCTAACAAATCCTTGTGTTGTTCCAACTAAACCCGCAAATTTTGCTGATTTATCGAATATTTAGATAGGTAATCATTTAATTTCATATACTCTCCTTTCTAATACACAAAATATTATCACAGATATTTTTAATTTCAATAGCTCAGAGCTTTCCATTTTATTAACTTGTTTAATAAACTATTAATATGAAAAAAAATAGAACAATTACAGATGAAGATTTGCTAGCAGCAAAAAGGCTAAAGCAAATTTGGGATAAAAATAAAAAAGAACTTAGCTTGACTCAAGATAAGGCCGCCGAGCTACTTGGCTTTTCAACTCAAGCTACAGTTAGTCATTACCTTACTGGCAAGTTAGCGTTAGGTGTTGAAGCAGTTTTGAGATTTGCGGTATTACTAAAAGTAAGACCTGAAGAAATCCGTCCAGACATGGCGGAGCTTTTCTCTTCTATAAGAAATTTACCTACTTCAGATATGAATAATTATTATGTAGAAAAAAACACTCTCTCTCAAAAAGAAAAATTACTACTTGATTTATATAATGATTTGCCAGAAAGCGAAGCAGAAAAAATCATTGATGTAATGAAATCGAAGAAAAAATACTTTGAAAAAAATCATGAAAGAATTAGCATCTAAAAAAGTAAACAAACACGCTTGTTAAAATCGAATTCACCTTCCTATAGCTAGGCGACTTAATTTTGATTACAGCATATGTATTAAAAACAGGTCATCGATAGTGCATCCTGTTTCCATCTTTTTACGTTTAGCTTGAGACCATTTATGTTCTATAGGATTTAAATCTGGTGAATACACAGGCAAATATTCTATCTGGTGTCCTGCGTTTATAATTGCCTGTTCAATATTCTTACCTTTGTGAAAGCTAGCGTTGTCCATAAAAATAACAGAATTTTCAGGAAGTTCTGGGAGCAATATTTTTGTGATCCAAACATAAAAAAACATCACGATTAATATTGCAATCAAATAATCCGATAGCAAAAAGGGTTGTTCCCAATAAAGCGCCAATAACATTTGTTCTTCCCTTAGCACCCCAGTTTTTCAGGCCAAAACAACGGTGACCTTTTGGGGAATAGCCGTGAGTTCGTGGAGTGTCATGTGAAAAACCACTTTCATCAATAAAAACAACAGATTTATCTTTTTTTTCATACTGTTGTCTTTTTTGCTGATGTGCCAGCCTGTCGCTTTCGTTGGTTTTTGGATGGAATAGAGTTTTTTTATAGGTTAATCCCAGCTTTTTAAGGGATTGCCAAATAGTCTTTTTACAAACACCGAATCGCTCTGCCCGTTCCTTTTGGTAAGCATCTGGATACTGTTCCACATCTTTTGCTAAAGCATTTTTATCGAGCTTCCTCTTACCGTGGCGTTGAATTTTTTGGCTCTGGTCGTTTAAGCCAACGTACTAAAGACGCTTTTCCAATACGGAATTGTTTCGCCAGTTTCTCGAATTGTTAAACCTTCGGCTTTCCTTACAGATATTACTTTACGTCGAAAATCAATTGTATAACTCATAACACACCTTGTAATCAAAATTAAGTCGCCTAGCTATATAATGATGCCCAGTCAATTTTTAAATTGAGATAAAATCCATACTTAAAATTATCTATAAATTAAGTTATTACAATTTATTAAAACATATTTTTTCATTGATATTTCCCCCACAACATCCTCTAAATAAAAAATATTATCTGAGATATTTATATTTTTAATTATCTGAGATAATATAATTACCATCAACTCACTGCAACAGGCAAACGCCAGACAAGACCTCGAGTTATCTGAAACTTTGCCAGACGCTGCTAAGTAGCCAGCCGAAGGCGTATGAACATGAAGGCAAGTGAAGTCATCAGTACCTAAAAGCCTGTTGCTCAATAGCAAAATTAATTATGACTTACAAAAAAACCAGCCGATGATGATAAAATCATCAATTTTTGCATTAAAAATAACCCATATAAGATTAAAAAAATAAACTATTTTTGTATTTTTTAGATGTATCTAACTTGTTTTTATTTAAGCAACTTTATTTCACTATTGAGCAACATGCTTTAAGTCATCTCGCTCTTTAACATATTGGAATCATCGCTCTGAATAAGCGTTAGAGCATCACCACCAAGTGAGTTTTGGGATGGTGTGAATACAACTAAACAGTCGAACTTTATTTTTACACCAGGGAATAAACAGACTGTGAGTACAAACCGAAAGCATCCGGCACACACCACTAAAACTTATTTAGGAGGAACAAAATGGCAACCATTATCTTTAAACCTAAAAAAGACAAACGCTAAATCTCGTCGCCTGGCAAAACAAATGGCATTCTGGGATAGAAAACGTGCTGAATACGAAGCGAAACCTAAACCCCGTTCTACAGAGCAAATCCTTGATTCCATATTCAACAAGCAAGATGACACCATTAATACCATTGCATCACTCACTCTCAATCTAAAAGACAAAAAGTCTCAGCCTTCATTTGATAACTGTTGCTTACCGAATACTTATCTCTATTCTGCAAGAAAATACTCAAAAACCCGCAAATCAAATGGCATACATACAAAATGATTTGATAGTCTTTGCAGCAATCTTATCCTACACTTAATTCCATAAGTTTCAGATAATAGTTATCCCTCCCGATGGGCTGGGAAGGTAAAATCTCCCAATTTCAGGGAGGCCAGGTTGTTAAAGAGCGGTGTTACTTACATGGTAGTTTGCTTATCAGCAGGGATACCATCTGTTGGGTTTGGGTAAATATCAGGGCGTAACTCGTGGGGAGTGATCTGCCACTCTAAAGCTTCACATAAGCGAAGAACTTTTTTAGGAGGTACGCCATTTTTAAACCATGAACTTATAGCTTGAGGTTCATGACCTATAAAATTTGCAATTTCAGTTTGGCTAGCTATTCCAGCTATACGATTCTTAATGTTTTTATCCAT